GCGTGGATTGATGAGCAAAATGCCTAAAAGTGTTGCGGAGGATGGTGTCGTTGAATTTTGGCGTGAAATTGAGGCGTGTGATTTGGTGAGTGTTAAGGATTTGTTGAAATTCCGAGACAAACTTGGGAAATTGTTAATCAAGTGTGAGGAATTGAGAAAATCTAGGGATAATTGGAGGCAAAGATATGAAGAAGAAAGAAAGTGAGAATTTCTGGAATACCCCAGACCAAAAAGACTTCATTGAGCGGAGGATGAAGTTGAAATATGATGACTGGCAGTGGGAGTATATCCTAACTGATGGAAACACTGCCGCGAGAATTGGGAGGCAATCCGGAAAGTCGGAGGCAGAGGCCGCACGACTGGGCTTATTCTGCCTAACCTACAAACCACACAGACCAGGACTCCACTTGCTAATCACTGGGGGAGTTGAACGTCAAGCCTACGAATTATATCAAAAAATGAGGAGATGGCTAGAAGCAGTCGCCCCTTCCGCATTAGCGGGGAAACCTCAAGAAAAGATGCTGAAGATAACCTCAGGCCTAACGGTCAGAGCACTACCTTGTGGGCGAGATGGGGGGGGATTACGTAACTACGCAGCAGCCAAAATCGCAATAGATGAAGCCCATTATGTTGAAGACGCAGTATACATCGCTGTTGAACCGATGCTTCTAACAACAATGGGAACAATGGATTTGATGAGCACGACTAGAGGAAACAAAGGAGAATTTCGTGAAGCATTTAGGGAAGGGTCGGGCTATAAAACATTCCACTACAAAACTTTGGACGTAATCAAAGCTAGAAAAATATGCGCTTCGTGGACTGAGGCCCAAAGGGATTTTGCGATTGAACTTGTAGAGAAGAAAAGAAACCTTTGGACGAAAAATAGATTCAAACAAGAATTTGAAGCCGAGTTCCTAGATTCACTTCAACAATTCTTCCCAAGTAGTTTAATTAACAACCTAATGACACTCGATCCAAAGGGCCCAGAGAAGTTCGGGAGATACTTTGAAGGACAAGATGTGGCGGGTTGGGGATTCGATAACGGCGCCTTTGTGACGGTCGAGTTGATGCGTAACAACTGGATCGAGCAGCGGGACGTCTTAGAAACGGATGAAACCTCGACGAGTGACACCATAAAAATCATGCGAGAACGTGAGAGGAAGTGGAAACACAAACAATGGATTATGGATTCTGGGGCTGGGGGTGGTGGTGGTGCTATCTTCGACCTAATGATAAACGACCGACAATTCAGAAACAAAATCATAGGAATCAACAACGCATCAAAAACCGTCGACTACAAAAAAGGAAAAAGGAAAAGGATCATAAAAGAAGACCTCTACAACAATTTGAAGAGGATGATGGAAATGGGTGAGATACTACTTTTGAAAGACAATAGGGTGAGGGAGAGTTTGCTGTCGATTCAATTTGAGTGGACGGAATCCGGAAACTTCAGAATCTTTGGAAATGACTCACATATCACTGAGGCGCTCATAAGAGCCGCGTGGTGCGTAAAAAGCAAACAATTAAATATTATGGCTTTCTGTTAAAACTATGGCTGATGTAGGAATTTTCACAAAAAACGCAGATATCCAAGCAAGGGCGGGGGTCAATGCAAACGCAACTTCTAAAGCAACGGCGGCAACAGATGTTTATGTTCTGGATATTGAAGCAATGATTAATGTGAGGACTAGGAAGAATTGGAGTGCGGCAGTAACAGCCGGCCCCCTTGATGCCTCAGTCCAAGGATCACTAACCCATGTCGGCGCGTGCTGGTGCGCGATGATAGTGGTTAGTTCGGATATGAGCGATTACACCTCGATAGAAGAAGCAACGACGATGTTGGATTTTCTAAACAACGAAGTAAACAAAGGACTAGCTTTTCTGAAAGAGAAGGCAGCAGAAACATTTATTTTGGGGGCTCCATAATGGCGCATGATTTTGTTAACTTCCCAGAACTCACGAACTCCCAAGCAGCTATTTATTATTGGGATTCTCCACACAAACAAATCTTCGAGGGCTTCATAGGGATTGTTGCGGAGGTGACTGATGGAGATACGATCAGAGTGAAAACAGATTTCCGAGACTTCTTGACAAATGTTCGACTAGCATACATCAACGCCCCAGAACTAAGTGAAGGGGGAGCAGAAAGCAAATCATGGTTAGAAAATAAAATCTTAGGGAAAGAAGTTTATGTTCGGGTAAACCCTAAAAATCGGGTAGGGAAGTGGGGGCGAATCATTGGCGACGTAATCTTCGACGGAGAATCAATGAGTGAAGCAAGTTTAAGAGAAATGCAATCAACAGTTTTCGGGAGCTTACCATTGTAATCCCCAAAGTTTATCGTAAACCGTCGAGAAGACCTTTAGTAAACGTCCCTTATTCAGATATTATATCGGGAGTGGGAATCCAAACCTTCTACGTAACCCTACAGCAAGATAGCGGAGGACAATCAAGAAAACTACTGACAAACCCCATACCTTCAAGGAATGTCCCAGCACAAAGATTCCTAGATGATGGTTCCTCATTTTCCATTGAGACGAATACTTTTAGCGATAAGAGAACGATTAGGGGAAAGGCGACGGTTAGTTGTGCCTTAAACAAACTATCGGGCAACCTCTCCTTCTCAGCTCATTTAGAAAAATTCGACGGTGATAGTTCCGTAGACATATCAAACACGGTAACCTCTGCAACTGGGGACACTGCGGATTATGCTTATACTTTTGATCTAGATATAACTACCACAAAATTTAAGAAAGGGGATATACTAAGGCTTGTTATAGTGACGGGAGAATCCGGAGGAAGTGGACTCTGGGCTGACCCAATAGGAAGCGGAAACCACATACCATTTAAATTACTCGTTCCATTCGACCCACCACAACAATAAAATGACAGAAAACAGAATCACCGCAATGGTCGCTGGGGCAAACCCTATCAAAAACTTCTCTATCGCACCCATATCTCCGGATGGGATGACGGGGACTGATTTGACTAGATATAACAACTCAAAATTCAATGAGCAATGGGCGATTTACTTGAGGGTGACTGATATACAAGAAGTTATTGACGCCAAGGCTCGTTGGGTCATGGGAAAAGGATTCACAGCATCGGCAAAAATCCGAGGCTTGTTAAAATTATTCAGAGGCTATGGAAAGGACACCTTCAACACAATAATCGAAAGTATGTTTGCGATTTCTGAGATTGGGGAAGATTCTTATGCAGAGATTATCCGAGATGATGAAGGGGACCCGATAAACTTGAAGATTCTAAACACTGGGAGAATGACTTTGATTGCGGGAAAGAAAGGATTTTTATCGAGTTATGAATATTCAAATGGGAATTTCAAAAACGGAAAAGCAAGGACCCCAACACCCTTCACCCTCAATGAGATTTTCCACCTCCCAAGAAACCGGAGGGGAGATGAGATTCATGGCCGTTCTATGATTGAGGTTCTAAAAACTCTAGTTCTAGCGAAGCAAGAAGCGATAGCAGATATGAAAACTCTAATGCACTGGCACGTTAAGCCTCGTTGGAAGCATCGTTTGAAAACTGATGATCCGACTGAAATCGCAGCATACAAGATAAAGCAAGATACGGCGAAGGCCGGTGGAGAAGATATTTATGAACCTTTTGATGTCGCAGAATCAGAGTTGTTGGCGGTTCCAGCGAACGCGACACTTAACCCTATGGCGTGGATTCAATACCTTGATGCTGCCTTCTATAAGGCTGCGGGGGTGCCTCAATTCATCGTCGGGGGAGGAACCGGCTTCACAGAAGCTTCAGAGAAGATTGCTTATTTAGCATGGCAACAAACCATAGAAAAATATCAGTTGTTCATTGAAGAGCAAGTTGAAGCGCAACTAGGATTAAAGATTAAACTAACCTTCCCAGCATCACTAGAGAATGAATTATTATCTGACAACAAGAAAGATGGGGCGCAGAATATCGACCCTAGCGAAACAAAACCGGAGAGTGAAAACACATGATAGAAGAAAGACTTGCGGAATTTGGAATATTGGGACTATGGACAGCATCGCTGATGATAGACAGATACGTTTTCCAAAACAAAATGACTAAGGCAATAGAAAGATTGACGGAGGCAATTCGGGAGAAATTCTGATGGCACCAAAATCAAGCACTAGGAAATCAAGAAAGACGGCTATTCTAAGTAAAGGCGGAAAGGATTTCATCATCCCAGAGAAAGAGAAGAAGGAATTGGAGAGGAAAGGAAAGATTGATCCAGAACAAAGAAAGCGGGAAGAGGGACAAGCGAAGGAAGCGGGAACTGACCCAGCCACAGTGGAGGCTCAAAGGAGACTTGATATTGAAGATGCCGAGGTAAAATTAAGAGGAGAGAAGAGGGCCGCTGCGGAAGCAGAAGCCCCAACCGAAGAAATATCTGTGGGTGCCGCTCCTGTCGTCGCTGAGGGTGAGGAAGGGGAACCATTATCCAGAACACAAGAAAAGGCAATCGCAAACATCAACAAACAAAGAGTAAAAGAAGGGAAATCTGAATTTTTGACTCCTGAAGAACAGAGGAACAGACTAGATGAATTTGCAGAAGAAACCTCATTCAGCGCCGTCCTACAAAGATTCAAAGACGAACCGCTCAAATCAATCGGGGAAAATCTCCCACTAGCAGCGGGAACCGGAATATTGGGGACGGGTGTAAACCTAATCGGAAAATCAGCAACCTTACTATTAAATACGAAAATCATTGGGACCATCATCGGAGCGGACTTCTTGGCAACATGGCTTTCTAGTGATAATTACCACTTCCAAAACGGAGCGGCAGCGAATCTATTAATAGAGGCATACGAGAACGATCCTTCGGAAGCAAACAAACAAGAAACCATAACCGAATTAAAAGAATTACAATCCGAACTAGAATTTGTTGGAGGCAAAACGAAATTCAGCGCATACTTCAATCCAGCAGTCTTAGTCACGGGGAAAGGAAAAACTTGGATTATGAATCAAGAAGCAGCAGAAGAGAACTTACAAAGGAAAATCGACGCCATAGCTATAAGTGACCCAGTGAACATAGCAAACCAAAACTTATTTTTTGAAGAAAATCGAAATAGGAAACTGGGGATTGAATAGAAAAGTTTATAAAGAATAACTAACTAACTATTGCATGGTTAATGATGGAGAAAATAAAAATTCTGAACAAGAAGCTGCGGGAACTGGACAAGGACCTAACGGAGACGGTGTCAATTCTTCGAATGATGCTTCTAAAGGTGGTTCGATTGTGGATGAAGCTAAAGCGCTTCGTGACGAGATAAGGTCTGAAAAAGAAGCTTTGATCAAGGAAAGGAAGGCTTTGGAAAACGCTCGGGCCGAAACAATACTTGGAGGAAAAGCAGACACCGGACAAGCGCCAGAGAAGAAACCAGAAGAATCTGACCACGATTACAGGGTGAGAATCGAGAAGGAAATGGCTGGGGGAAAGACTGAATTTGGTGACTGATCTAGGTAAAGGGACACTTCTTGCCGATGATGAGGAAGAGGCTATTTGGTGGCATGAAACGGAAAACTCAAAAGAATACATCAAACAATTACAACGCTCAATTAAGAAATCTAAGGAAGAATTAAAACTCTCAGCGAGGGAAGTCCATAAGAAATTTATCACTGGGGCGAAGGCAAACATCAAACAAAAGAAACTAATTCTAAAGGTTCAGAAGGAATATAAAAAATTCTGTGAGAGCAAAATCAAGTATAAAGACTGATATATCGAAAACTGACCGCCCATTTCAGTAAGGCGGGTAAGATTTCCTTGGTGTAGAAACATTTAAATAATAACTATATCTCTATTTGAGCATGGCTGATGAACACGAACTTTTGATTGAGACTGAGATTCCTATTTCTTTTACGAAAGCTACTGGTGAAGCAATGGCTCAAGGTGCAGCTATGAGGATGACTGATGGCATGGTTGCGACGGTTCCAACTGGTGATGGAGATATTCCGGCGGGTGTAGTTCATACTGAGGTTACTGCCGCAGAGGCAAGCCCAAGCGTTTCTATTTATAGAGGTGGATATTTCAGAGCTACTGCTGGAGTTGCGGGTGTTACGTTCGGAGAGGCAATCCAATTAGATGCTTCTACAAGCGCACCAAATCGTTTAGTAGATGCTGATGCGGGTAGTGAGCAGATTTTCGGAACTTGTTTGCAGACTGCGGGAGCGGGTGTTAGATTCATGTACCAATTAAATCCTTACTCGGTGGACCAAGCATAATGGTAGACGGAGCAGGACAAGCATTAATTAGAGGATTAGATATTGATAAAGTTTCTAAAGATATGTTCGAGGAAGCATTAATTTTTAAAGGTGAGTTAAAGAATGAGAGTACATCAAGTAGACAGATTAGATGGTATCAAAAGACTTCTGGTTTCATAACCGCTACAGCACCAGCAAAGATTTCTAATATTGCTTATGGTGCAAGGCCTTTTGTTCTTAGACAAACTTGGACTAGAAATACTTCATTCACTAAAAAATATTTACTTGATTCTGAATTAATTGATATGGAAGATGAGACTGATTCTGATGTTCAAGTATTTATGAACACTGCAGAAGACTTAACAGACGCAGTTTCTTTTGATTTAGATAGTGATATTTGGGATGTTGTTTCTGAAAGTCAAAGTCCTAGTAATATTAATGATGTAACTTCTACTGCAGCATGGGATGCAGCAAGCGGACAAAACCCTTATGCAGATGTTACAGAAGCTGAAGAATTGATTAGACAACAGACAAAGAAAAACCCAGTATTAAAAATATACATGAATGCGCATGATCATAAAAGTTTAAAGGATTGGTTAGTGACTGTTAAAGGTTCTAGCATTCCTGGATTTTCAAGCCAACTTATAGAAAACAAACCATTATTAGTTTTTGATAGTAAACAAGTTGTTGTTTCTGAAAATGTGACTCAAGACTTTGCTATGGTTGCAAACCTAGAAAGGGGCGGAACTTATAAAGAGTTCAAACCATTGACGACAAGTATAATTACGGAGGACCAAATTGGTCGAAAGATTAGGGTTGGTACAAATGGGATTGCTTTATTGGTAAGACCTAAGTATATAGCTCACAGCAGTATAATGACTCTCGCAAATTTAAAAAAGCATCACGCACGTCTTGTGTGGTTAGCTTCTGGGGAATTTACAGAAAGAGATTTTGATTATAAAATTGCCGCAAGTGATAATCCTAACGGAGAAAAAGGGGAAGGTGGATGGTCTACTATGGGGGAAATGAAACCCGCAAGAAAACAATTAATCCAGCAAGACGCTCAACGAACACTTAAGATTTTCGAGAGAAAATACCCCGAATTTATTTCTAAGAAAGAAGAACCCAAGACCGAAGAGGCGCCTAAAAAACCTAAAGGAAAAAAGAAGGAGGCTGAATAATGGTAGAGGATGGAGAGGACATAAGGTCTGCTGCGATTACTGACGTAGCCTCTGTTGATTTGAATGGTTCTGATACTGTTAATGAAGCAAACATGGAAACTCAAAACGCTACCTACGCTACAGCAATAAATTCGATAATTTTGGCTTTGGAGAAGGCTGGAATCATAGCGGATAATTAAGATGGCAACCACAGATTTACATTTTGTCACTGGAGGGCTAGAGCCTTTCAAGAGAGGGATAAGATTTCTAGGTGGCGCTGTTGATGACCAAGTTCAAATCAATGCTTCGGGTGTAGCTATGGCCAACTCATTCTTATATGGAACATTCTCAGCTTGGGTGATGGTGCCGGACCAAACTGGAACTTACGCTGTCCTTTCTTATGGAGATGACAGTGTTGTTGAACACATCACGATGAGGATAGCGGCTGGAAAGCTAGAAGTTGAATGTAATGATAACACGACGGTGCAGTGGAAATATGTGACGGCAGCGAATACAATCAAAGCGCATACATGGCATCACATCGCTGTAGTTCAAGATGGAGTTCAGCCATTACTTTATATTGATGGGGTGTTGATGACAATTACTAGAACTACAGAGACGACGCCGGCTTCATGGTTTAAGGCGACTGCTGGAATAGATGCGGGGAGTATTGGAGCGGCAGAGATGACGGGCGACGCAGCATTGACCCAAGAGTTCAAGGGTTATATTTCTGATGTTAGGGTTTGGGGAAGCGCAAGCACGGCAACCGATGTTGCATTGACCCAAGCACAAATACAAAGGGTAATGATGGGGGGAGATGTAGGGGCCGTGTTTAATGAATGGAGTTTGGATCAAGTTGTGACGGATGCTGGTTCGGGAGCTGATGACGGAACAGTCGTCGGTGATTTGATATTTTCCGATGCAAATGAGTTTTCTTCACGACTAACATTTTTGGAAACTGTGCCTCTGACGGCAGACAATATCACGATAAGCATGAATGATGGGATTGGATATGCTTATTCTGTACTCGCAGCATAATTTTATAAAGTTTGTTTTCTAAGAATTTTTATGGCAGGCGGAAGAGGGGAAGCTGAAATTCGGACAAGCGATCCGGATGAGAATATTGGAGAAGTACTCTCCTTGGTCCCCAAAACAAGCAATGTTCTAAGAAAAGAGAGAGTGGGGCTAGACGATGGCTCCTAGGGGCAGACCACCAAGCGCGAAGACTCTTGTGGATAGGCAGCTAGGGAGAAATATCAAACATCCAGTTATACCGGCGG